TCCCTCCTTACCAATTGTCATTGCTGCATCTTTCATACCTCGAACTAAATCTAAAGCATCATCTACACCATTTCTTGCTTTAATGAATTTTTTTGCTGAAGTTTTTGGTAGTAAAACTCTTTTATTACTAGGATTATTCTCATCGTAAGCTAATGTGAGTTTGAAGAATTCACCATCTCCTCCACCCTCTAAAAATTTAATATCTTGTTTTTTGTCAAATTTTATAGGTGTATTTAATAACTTAACTTTTTCTATATCAAGTTTATTACTGGCTTCTAAATTTTTTAAATAAATATCTCTAAGAAAATCCTGAGAAGCTGCGGCAGAGGCTCTTTCAGTAGCTAGATCTTGAGCCTTTCTTTCTAAAGCATATTTACTAGCTGATAGCTTAATCTGCTGTTCATACGCTCTTTTTTCTTTTGCATCATCTGTAAAAGTATCACCCATGGCTAAAAAACCTTTTGATATGTTTTGTATTGCATTAGGGCTTTCTCCTGCTGCTATAGCCATACCAAGTTTGGCTAAATCCATACCTTTTTCGTATTTACTTTTACCTTTGTATTCAGGCATAGCCTCCATAAACTCCGAAACGTATGTATCTATAGCATCTTTTTTAACTTCATCTGCTACTGGTTGATTTAGTAATCCAGTAAGATCGTTCACATCCTGTTTATTGTCAGGATTTTTAAATGACGAGCCAACATTAACTTTTGCTTCTTTTCTTGCGTCACCCTCTTGCATTCTTTTTTGCGTTTCTGGAGATTTTATAGACTCTCTAAACTCTTTCTTACTTAAAGGTTTTTCTTCGATTTGCTTTAAGGCTTGTGTTGTTTCTTTTTCTTTTTGTTCTACTCGTTTCGCCTCTTCTCTGTCCAAATAAGATTGTAACAACTCTCCTGTTTTTGGAGACTGATTATTTAACTGCTCAGAAACTGTAATTGGTTTTTGTGCAGCCCCAAATGCAGTAAATGGATTGATAACATCTAAAATATTTTTTCCAGTAATAGGACTTTCCTCTAATATTTTTTCACCAGCTCCAGCAATAAGTTTTGTTGGTATTTCCATCCCTTGCCCAATAATTCTTGACAAAAGATTAGCGTCACTACCGCCTTTACCCTCACTTATATCCCTTATTGTTTGAGGAGACACATCTATCCTGTCACCACCTTCTTGTTGCTGTCGCATTAGTTCTCGTAATTGACCTATTCCCATAATTAATCCTTACTGAAAAAATCCTGATAGGCTTGGCAGTCCTGCTGCTCCTCCTAAACCTGAAACAGCTAATCCTGTACCAATGGCCGTGGACAACGGACTAGCACCAGGGGCTTGTGTTGAAGTTATTTGTTGTTGAAACGAAGGTACACCCCTTAAAATATCACTTTGAAACTGTAATCTCGTAAATGGGTCTTGAGCTTGTGCTTGTCTATTTAAGAAATCTGTATCAAGCTGTCTTTGTCCAAAGGCTTGTTCAAGTCCACCTAACCCTAATTGTGCTTGTTGTCCTTGTAGCCCTATATTACCTAATAAAGTAGCTAACCCAGCTTGTCTTGCTTGTTGATTCTCGAAGGCTTTTTGCGCGTCTTGAAACGCTTGTGACTGCAAACCTGCAATAGTTTTTGCACGAACGTCTTGTAGTCCTCTACCTAATTCTGCTTCTTGAACTGCTTGTCGAGTACCACCAAACGCACCTTGCGCTACTTGATTACCACGTAATGTATTAAGTTGTTGTAAACCGCCTCTGTCTATTTCTTTTAAAGCAGCATCTCTTACTAACGCAAGGTTAGGATCCATAAACTGCTGTAGTGTTTCAGCAGTAGGAGCCTGTGCTGTTCCTCTTGCTAAATCGGCAGCCTCAGTTAAAAATGGTAAAAATGAGGGTAAGCCTTTTGCTGCCTGTATATCTCTAGCTTGTAAATCACTTAGAGGAGCAACTTCTTGTGTCGGTAAAGTTCTAGGTGTTGAACCCAACGCAAAAACAGGATCTAATAACCTTCTAGTGAAATCCTCTAAGAATGGTGCCTGTCTATTAATTACTGACTGGGTTGTTTCATTTGGATTCGTGCTCATATTACTTCCTGTTGGTGTGATACCTGCTTTTTCTAGGCCTTTTTCTAAAATTTTCATTAAGCCATTCGTTCGAATCTACTCATTAAATCATACATTCTTGCTGCGCCTAAATCTCTATCTCCGTTTCCCGCACCTCTTACTGCTTGTGCTGTTAATACAAACTCACCATCAGACAATCTTGCAGGTATGCTGTCCGATGTGCCAGTGCCTGGACCCACTATCTCACCGCCCATAGCTGCTAAAACCTCACCTGGATAAGCAGATCTTAAATAACTTTGTGCATCTCCTACATCTATACCTGTAATTCTAGCTAATTCACTTGCATTAAAAGATGGCATTATACCTGCTAATCGTCTGTTTGCTATCGCTTCTGCACTACCTCTTTCTGATAACGGAGTGCTAAAATATGCTTGTCCTGCGGTTTGTTGTGGATTTACATCAGTCCTTCGTTTATTAAAATCTGATTGATACTTAGCAGCCAAGGCCGCTGCTCCTACTGGTAATACTACTCCTGCAATATTTTTAAACGCATCACTTTTTAAAAAGTCTGTTACTCCAGCTAAACCTCTTCCTTTACCTTGAGCTTCTTGTTCGGGTTGAACAACTTTTTTTAGGGCTTCTCTACCCGCTTGTGTAAATTCTCCAGTGGCTTTTCTAAATGCTTCTTTGCCCATTTCTGGATCTCTACCAAATAATTGACCAATGCCTATTCTTTTACTTTTTGAAGGATCTAAAGATAAATTTTGTTGTGCCCCTGTAAAACCTGAACCTAATTTTTGCAGAAAGGTTGAACCCTGAGGTGCTCCTTGAAAACCTTGTACTCCGCCCGCTAACGCTTGACTTCCAAAATAAGCTGATGTAGCTGAACCTAAAATTTCTTTTGCTGATTTACCTTCTAAAGCACCTATGCCCCCTGCTACTGCTGCTCCTGCTGCGGGACCAGCTACTGCGCCTACAACAATAGGAGCTGCTACTTTTGCTACTTTTACTACTTTCTTGAATAACTTTTTAAAGAAAAATTCTGGTTGACCAGTTACAGGATTTAAACTATTAAGCGTATTACCTACAACATAACGATTAGGGTCTTGAATACCCATTAATTGCATTTGTCTAAATAATTGGTCTTTTAAATTTGGGTTAGCTTCTAATATTTCCGCAGGAATAACAGTCTCACCCTCTGCTGCGTGTACCATATAGGTATCACCATATCGCCCAAACTCTGCTAAATTATTTGCTAATTGTTGTATGCCGTTAGTCATCTCTAGTTGTCTCTAAATAGCTGCCTACTACGTGTAAGCGGTTAGCGTTACCTGCTGTAACTTTTAAAGCCTCCCCTTCTTCTACTACTAATGGCGCAGATAATAATTCAACTGTGCCATTACCAGTGGTGGCTTTGACGTTAAACAATACGAATACGTTAGATGACGCATCAGTAATTGTCAATGTTATAGTGGAAGCTGACCCACTATCGTCTGCAACTAGAATAGATTTGAAGATAGCTGTAGCTGGACTAGCGGTGCTTGAGGCCGTTGGTGCAGTATATAAAGTAGTAATACCTGTAGTAGTTAAATCTACTTTTGCATTTTTATAAAACGTACTCATCTAGCCTAAAAACCACGCTAAACTACGAGAGTTATCTTTACCCTCTACTTGTTGTGGAAAATCTTTGCTTTGCAAAGCTAGTTCAATTTCTCGAAAAATGCTTTGTAGGGTATCTGGATCGTATTCATCAGGTGCCTGTGCTAACGATGACAGAAGTAATTTAGCCATTATCGCCTCCCATCAGGTCTAAGGTCAAGTCTGGTATCTCCCAATGTCCAGTTAACATTAGATATATTACTTTCGATACGTAACGCTATTTGTCGCGCTCGCGCTCGAGTAAAAGACTGTTGCGTATTTGGTAAAATTGCATTGGTTGAATTGGTTGCCAAGGTATCGCCAGGAAAGTTTCTAGTTTTTAACACAAAATCTACCTGATCTGTAGAAGAGATATCAGGAATAATACGGCTGACTAACATAAAATTATTGCCATCTGGGTCTAAATCTATATCGGCAGACTCAACAAAACTAGTCATAGCTGCTCCATCATCAGTTGTGCCTGTTTCATGTGTGAATATAGAAGTATTCCCGTTACTGTCATTACCTGCCGCTCTCGGTAAAGTATGAATATTAAAATCTAACCAAGCGGTTCGAGACAATACACCAATGTCCCATGTTTTTTCAGCATAGTTGTATTTAACGTACTTATCATTCTCTTCAGAACCAGAAGACGGATAGAACCAAAATATCTCATCAAACATTTTATTCGACCCTGCTACAATTTTTTCGCTCTGGTCAATGTTAATATCGTCAAAAATATGGCGTAACACAGTACAAGGTATAATAGATAAACGACCTGCATACACATAAAAGTTTTCTGTGCTCATCCAAAACACACTATCAGCAACTGTAGTTACTGCATTAGGGCCTATTAAAGATGTATTACTAGCTAATAAAATAATACCAAAAGTATTAGGTGGCCCTAGAAATTTCATAGAGTGCGTATTTACATCGGTATAAATTAGTATTTCTTGTTTTGTTTTTACCGCACGAATAATTTCTGAACCAGAAGATATAGTTAGACCACCAGCGGTATTAGTAATTCTTGGTGTCCAAACAAAAGGATTTTCTTGATCTGAAAATCTTACATGTAAAGGATTACGCACTGTAGAGCCAACCTCATTACAACCAAAAGCTAAAACATGCCTATCTTCAGTAGAAACCATTATTTGTCTAACTATCGTTGGTGCATCTGACGCACCAGACTGAGAGGCTAAATCGGTGGCTCTAGTTCCTACTGTAAGGGTTCTATCCCAATAATACGGAGTATTATCTTTTGCATTAAAAACTAAATCTTCACCAAAATTATCTTGAAACCACAATCTTAATTGTAAGTTGACGCTTGTGTTGTCAGATAAATTACCCCATCCTGAAAAATCATTTGCCAATACCACAACATCTCCATCGCTATGAGATGAGTTTGATGTAGTAGGAGAGCTTCTATCTGTGCCGCTATAAACAGAAGTATTTCTAGCAGAACGTGTTAAGTCACTTAAGGTGTTAGTAGACACCGTGTCATATAAAATTAATTCGTCATTTATTTTTATTAAGCCTAATAATTTTACAGCCGCACTACTACTTGCTGTTGCAGCTGTTGTGCTATCTGCACCCCTAGTCAAACCACTAAAAGTATTGTTAGCATTACCTGTATAAATAATATTTTCACTACCAATTTTTATAGTGCCTTTTGCAGGAAAACTAGAGCTATCAGCTACAGCAATAGTTGCAGAACTTATTTCTATATCAGCGGATAAAGTAGTATCTGAAGGTAAAGCAAAACCAGTCGCACTAGTTAATGTTATAGAACTAGCACTCGTGCTCACAGCTCCATTTAAAGTAGTTGCCACCACATCATTTAAATTACCGCCATATAAACCCGCACCCCAACCTATACCTGGCACAGCAGAACTAGTACCTACTGATATTTCATATTTAGCAGTTACGGTTCCTCCTCCAGTTCCTGAACTAGAGGCTGCATCACCAGTATCTACTTTATATTGTGAACTACTTAAAACTTCAGTTATTTTTAAGTTTGTGTTAATCGCAGATGCGGCTACACCGTTAAATGTAGATGCTCCTGAAAAAGTAACAAAGTCTCCTGTTTTAGCACCATGATCTGTATCAGTAACTGTTAAAATTGAACTTAAATTTACGGAAGTAAATGGACTAGATAAACTCGTTTGTGTAGCTCTTAAAGGAGTAATATCATTATAAATACCTCCTTCTTCAATTAAAAATTTTTCACTCGTTCCCACACCCATAAACTTAGAACCATCTAAAGCTACCCAAGTAAAAAGAGAACGAACGGTGCCTAAAATAGTATTAGTGCTTAGTTTCAACCAACCACCTAGCTTTTCAGCACGGCCTTTACGAAAACGTATTAAACTAGAATCAAACCAACCCATCTCATTTGCATAAGATGTGCTCTCTTTATTAACCCCTGGTCTAAACTGTAGTTTTACTAGTGGCATTACAATCTCAACAATAATGTAATAATTACACCCGCCATACCTGTCAATAAGGCAAATGTGTGTTGTCTAATATTTCTCTCTATGTTCTCTAATCGGTTAAATACAGTTTTATCACGCTCCTCTGAACGAGCTACATGAGCTTCTAATTTAGCCGCAACATCATGTACTTTTTCATCCATATTATTCATTAAGCACCTACATTAGCAATAGTTAAGTTGCCAGCATTAACTTCCTTTTGTATGGCAATATAATCACTATTTTTTGTGTCTATAGGCACTACGATATCTCTACCATCAAGTGTGCATTTAATGTTTCTAATAGTTGGGCCACCCTCAAAAAGTGTATTTTCTATATATTGTGCATTTGCATATGTTGACATTTTTAAGCTCCTAATTCACATGAAATAAAACAACGTGATGTTCCTGATTCTGCTGTATCTAAAAAAAGTGCAACTTGACCTCCTGTTGTGAAAGATGTGGTTGAATAAGAAGCAACAAAAGTAAGCCCATTTTGTCCAGGACCTACTGTGCCTATTGAACTAATTGTGGTTACATTGGCTGCTGTGCTTGATAAAATCAGTAACTCATTTTGATCTATTGTTGGGGTCGCACGAAAGGGCACTACATTAAATAATTGTATTCTTGAACTCGTTGTAAAACTATGTCCAGTAGCGATTGCACTAGCATTTGCAGAATCGTCACTTGTTTCTAACCAACCTCTAAAGTATCTTGCACATTTTAAAAATTGATCGCTATAATTTGTAAAAGAAAAATTAGAGGCTGATGAGGCTTTTTCTAATTGTACTTGCCCTATATGCAGTTTATCTGTTCCTGCCGTAGTTCCAGTAACATTTGACCATATAAAAACAGCTATATTTTTTGCACTAGAAGTATCTGTCGTTGCCGTAACAGAATACTTTGCAAAGGAAGTAGTTACATTTAAATCAGCGGGTGTATTTTCAAAGGTAAAATTAGATACTAAAGTTGGGTTAGTTCCCTCAGCCTCCCATGAATTAATTATATCTTTAGTAGGCGCATCTTCTGTTCCTGCCCATGAGATAATCCCAACCCTAACATCATCAAGATTTGCAGTTGCTTTAGCTTGAAAACTTACGGTTACTTCTTGATTTATAATAGATTCACAGTTTATATTTTCAATAAATTGAACTATACCAAATTTTTTGTTGGCAGTTTCTACTTCTAATTCTATTGCGTTTTGACTACCTGTAGGTACGTCTGAACTAGTTTGAGCAACATCGACAACATCATTACCATCGCTTAGTAGAACCCATTTATCTAAAGTATAATTACCATCATTATTAGCGTTTGCAAAAGGGGTTGTTGCATTTATAACTTTACCACGTTGGGCTACATTAAATTCTGGATTAAGTATATAGTTATGTGCTTGTAAACCAGCCCCATTAATCGTGGCAACACCAGAAATATCTTTATCATTTAAGGTTATTCCTGTGTTGTGATTATGTGTAATGGTAACATCACTGTCTGCACCAAAACTTAAAACAGATGAATCGGACAACAAAGTAAGATTATCACCTATTTCTAAATTAGTGCCTATTACTGGATTATCTAAAACATTTACAATTGTTGATGAAGAACCTCCGCCTGGAAACTTTAAAATATAATCCTTACCATTTTTAATTTCAAAATCTCTTCCAGTATCATAAGTACCCTGAAATATTAAAATACTTTGACTACCTGATAAACTATTCCTAATAAATACTATTTTTTCAGCATCATTAGGGGTAAGTTGAACAAATGCTGTTCCTCCTAAATCCCCTCCATCTACAAATTCTATAAATTTGTTTCTACCGTTGGAAGAAGTTGAATTTGTTATTGGTAGATCATTAGGAGATCCAGAGCTACCTGTTGCTGCTAATGTAATACTAACTACACCATTAGTTGCTTCATCAATTAAGTCCATGTTGGTATTTGTCATGGTTCCCCATGTTCCAGCTTTATCTCCAGTTGCTGGTTTTTCTATACCTAAATTCGTTGTAAATGTACTAGCCATTGTATTTAATCCTATGCTGCTCTATCTTGTGAGTCGTCAATTTCTATAAATATTGTTGTCTCTGCATTTTCTATTTCTGAATAAGTTACACTATCACTAGGAGTTATTTCAATAAAATTTACTAGTTGAGAGTCATCTATTTGTGAATAAGTAATACTCTGAGAGTCATTAATATTTGCATAAGTAATACTTTGAGAATCATCTATTTCGAGCCAACCTAATAAAACTCCTACCTCACCAGTCGCTGATTGACCGTCTAAAGTTACATCAACACCTGTTCCTTCAACAATAGTGGGCGATCCTACTGATCCTGTGCTCGATTGACCAGTTAGAGTTACATCGACCCCTGTACCCTCAACTATAGTAACTGAACCTACGGCACCTGTGCTTGATTGACCAGTTACAGCAACAGTGATACCTAATACAACGGTTACTGTGCCTACAGCACCTGTGCCAGATTGACCAGTTACAGAAACAGTAGCTCCACCTGTAGCTGTTACTGTGCCTACAGCACCTGTAGCAGATTGACCAGTTACAGAAACGGTAACACCTGTACCTTCAACTACAGTGACTGAACCAACCGCACCTGTACCACTTAAACCCGTTACTGTGATCGATGTATCAGTGGTTCCCCATGAACCTTCACTCCATCCATCTCTCCCCCAACCAATTGCCATTTAAGCTATCCTTATAATAGCGTTAGATGCGTCAGCAGCTGGAAAAGTTATAGTAAAATCACCTGCACTACTAGTTTTGTCTGTGCTGAAATTTATCACGACAACAGAGGTATCACCGCTAGTATCTTCGTTAAAAATCAAAGCTCCTCGCGCCGTAATTGAGCTGCTTGAAAATGTAGTATCAGCAAAATCAGTTATTGCAGTGGTGCCATCAGTGCTTGGGTCAACTCTAGTTAAAGTATTACCTTTTGCTGTATATCCTGTGCCGCTAGCCTCATTACTAGTGGTATATCCTGTGGTGCTTGCACCTAAACTAGCACTAGAAGTATATAAAGCTAATTTAAATGTATCACCACCACTATTTAAAAAATTATGTTTTCCCTCTAATATTTCTTTTTTAAAAGAGGTACACATTGCAGATGTAATCGCCATATTAAATATCCTCTATATTTTTTGCGATGTCTAAATGACCTTGTTGTTCTAAAACACGTTTGATCGTAGACCTTTCACTTTTTGCTACTTGTTGAAAGTAACCTATTAATAAACTTTTTATACGCCCTTTATATGCAATAGCTTGTTCACGTAAGGGTAAAGGAGTATCGGCTGAAATTTGTACTATTCTATTTACCGCTATATCGGCCCATTCTTCAGCGTTCAGACCTCTATTTTTAGAAGTAACAACACTAACACTTCCTACATTAGAATCCATTTTAAGATTAAACATTAAGCAATAACCTCTTTTCTAAGTTTGTCATAACGATACTCATCTCTAGTATTTTTACCTTCACCAAGATTTTTTAGATAAGCTAACGCTTCTTGATATCTTCCATTATATATTTGAAACATGTCTGCCTCACCTTTCATAAAGGTGTAAGCCTCAACTAATGAAGCATATAATAAGGCTAATTCTGCGTTAGTTCCCAACCAACTTGTACCATCACTTGTTGCGGTTATTGAGGTTGGTTTATGGTAATAATGTAATTCAGCATTAAAGCCAGAACTTGGTGTTGGAGCTAATAAAAAAGTAGTTTCATCAAAATCTGCATAATATTGTGGCACTCCTGTTGTACTTGGATCAGGCGTATAATCCTGTAAAAAAGTAGGGTGCTTACGTAATAAAAAAACATTTTCAGAATTATTTAAAACACTTAAGGAAAAAGTAGACAAGTAATCAGTAGGTTTTGTTAGAAACTTATTACCCGCAGTTATCGCACCATTTACATTTTTGCGAAATACATCTAATTGCACTTCTTTAAAAATGCGTTCCTCTGCATTTAAAATAAATCTGGATAAATTATTAACAAAAGTAGTTTCACTATTTTGTGTGTAATCTTGTATTGCTGTTTTTAATGTTGTAAAGGTAAATGCCATATTATGCGCTCACTGTTACTGGACCTGCTGAAGCAAAACCGCCACCGCCTTTTACACTGCCTGTTGTAGCAGTTCCGCTACTAGCAGTAAACGTGTAGCTATCAGCGTCCACTTTTGTTATCGAATAACCTGAAGATAACTCTATTACAGACTCTGTAAAGCCATCAAAGTTCTCTACATTTCTAAATCTAACTGTATCGCCTGTCGTTCTACCGTGACCAGGCTCTGTAACGGTAATTACTGCCGAGCCACTATCACCTGTTCTAAAACCATCAAAAGGTAATAATACTTCAGCTGCAGGTTCTGTTCTGTCTGGTCTGCTTTGACGTAATGCCTGTGGATCTGCTTTCGTGTGTCTAGGTTCTAGTTGAGGTTGTTTAGACTCATATTCATCTTTACCTACCAATAAACCATTCCACTCTTTAATCATTTCACGCAACTTATAAGTTCTACCTGATCTATCAGATATGCCCAAAGCGTGTTTTCCAGAAGCAAAGTTAGCCATTATATATTCAACGATGAGTAAGAGGGAACTAGACGTAGCGCAGTTCTTTCGCCATCCTCAGCCGCAGCTCGAGCAAATTCTTCTTCATAAATATCTTTTAAAACACCTATTCTTTGTGGTGATTTTTTAACCGCAAGATGATATGCCAATCCTGCTACTAAACAAGGTAAAAATCTAAATGGAACATCTGGACTATTAGTTCCTGCATCAGCATCTTGTATTCTTTTAACTCTATAAAAAATTAATTGGTCGGTAGAGTTCTCTGGTGTTGGCCACAAATTTATAGTAGGTGTAATTAACCTGTCTACAAAATATTGAGTCGGTCTACCTTGTTGTGTTTTATTAGGAATATTAAGATACTCAGCCCTTGATATTCTGCTTACATTTATATCCGTATTATCCCTTCTAATCACAACCTCTAGTAAATCCACCGTTGATTGTGCGTCTACTAAACTAGGATTAGCAGAAACGGTTGTTGTAGCAGAACTAGACGAACCAGTAATAGTTTCTGATGCCGTAAAGTCACCACTAGGAATAGTAATAGTAAATGTTGTGGAGGTAGGTTTAGTAATAACACTAGCCGTAGAACCACTAGTACCACCCGTAATAGTTTCACCAACGCTAAAACTAGAGCTATCTGCCACCGTCATAGTAATTGCACCAATCGGATAGGTAGATATACCAGAACTAGTGGACAAATTAGCTAGAGTTTGTGTTACCTGCTCTACCGTCCATAAATTTAAACCACGATTAGCCCAATCTGCAAAAACTAAATTTAGTGACCGTCTAGCAGTTTTAGCATCATAACCTGTACGTAATTCAAGACCACAACGCTCAAACGCCTCTTCAGTAATCTCAGCCATGTCTAAATTAAAATCACTTGAACCTGAAGTTGCCACGTTATGCTCCTAATATTCTTTTATACATTGAATAATAATACTATAACTATCTCCAGATGAATGACCTACAGTTGTTAGCAATACATCTCCAGTTTTACCACTACCTGAGTAGTTAGGAAAACCACTAATATCGCTATAATCTAATGTATCAGATAAATCAGCAGCTAATTGAATTGCCAACACATCGGTTGTTGCGTCAAAAGTTAATTTTACTCCCATACCAACATTAGAATAAGTTATTTTAGTTATCCTGACACCCGTACAGGCAGTGCCGTCTTGTAAACTAGACAATGCCGATACATCAATCTTTTTTACATTAGCCTCACCGCTTCCATCACTAATATTAGTAAGATAAAAAACGGCATTTCTTGGGCCATCCTCAATAGTCGTTACGGCTACAGCGTCAGCCATGTTGACCTCCTATTTTTCTTTAATTTTGCCTTGTAAAACCAAAGATTTATATTCAGCACTCCCCTTCGGAGGAACGGGAGTGCTTTTCTTTGTAACCTTAGGTTTAGTCGTGCTTGAGGCTTTTTTAGTTTCAGCCATTTTTTATTCCTTTATCTGTTTTGTACAGCCATCAGGTAATCAATAGTCATCGACTTGGTTCCTGTTGCAGAACCAGATAATTCCATCGCACCAATAGCTAAATTTTCATTATCAGGAAGATTAGCTGTATGTGTTGCAACTTTGTTTCTATTTACAAAAAATTCAACACTTCCAGTTCCCTTTACATGAAAGCCTAAAGTAACAGATGTACCACTTACAATATCAATACCTGAGTCAGTAGTTGTAGCTGTTCCGTCTTTTTCAGTAACACAATCAATATTGCTGTCACCGTCATCTATCTGAAATACTATTCTATCTGCTGCGGTTAGCATAGCTTCTGGATTAGTTGCAAAGTTAACTGTCAAACCAACGCAAACGTCCATAGCATCGCCTTCTGCATCAGTGATAAATAATTTAGTTTCAAACCAAATATCACGAGTAGCAGATAACGCAAATATTTCGTTACCTTGAACAGAAGCACCGTCATTATCAGTAGTTGCTTCAGAACTTAAAACTAACGTACCATTTTCAGCGTCTGCACCTAAAGCACCTGAAGCTGAACTGTCCTTTATTAATGTCCAATCGTTAGTAGTGTCTAATGCGATACCAGTAAAATCATCCATGTACATTAAATAGTCAGGATTGTTCGCTACTGGTAAATTTTCAAACCATTGTCTTTGTCCGTCTTTACCTGCGTAAAGCACTGGGCCAGTAAAATGTACTGCCATTTAAATATCCTCCTTACCAAAGGTTTCGCCCTAGAGTCTTGGTAAGCGTCTGCTGGGACAGTCGCTAGGGCTAGTTATTTCCCAGATTAATGGGGGAGACTAGCTCCCCCTAATCATTTATGCACCTGGCGAACCAAATACGCAACGTGGATCTGAGAAACCAAAGCTATAACGCTCTCGAGCCTTAAATCTCATGTTACCTGTATCGAAGTCACCTTCCATCTTAGTTGACATTGGCAATCTTTCAAAGTGCAAGAAACCTCTTGGGGTATCTGTCTTAATAAAGAAAGCGTCTGAATCTGTAAGATAGTGATTTACAACATAACCCTCAGGCAACATTCCCATGTTACGAGAAGCGTTAATGTCGTTATCTGCGGTTCCTGGTCGTAGAGTAGATTCTAACAATCTATCTGCAACGAACTGTAACGCAGGTGGTACAATAAGTTTAGTACCTCTTACAGACACTTTAAGTCCACGCTCATCTACGAACGCAGAAATGTCAATTAAAGAGTTTTCTAAACTTGTTTCGTTCAAGTCAGCAGCTGTGCTTAACTCATTTCGAAAAGTGTTACCATTTGTTAGAGGGTGGTCTGTAGCGCAAAGCTCTTTTCCATCTCCACCTGTAACAGTGCTATCGAATGCGTTATTTAATACCGCAGCAGACTTAACCTGTTTAGTGTGTGCCATACTTCTAGCTAATGCTTTGGTATAGCGGCTTGCAAGACGATCATAAAGATTATCTTCAATTGCTTCTTCAGTAATTGAAAAAGCTAAAGAAATAGTCTCATGTGTATATCGTGCTGTGAAAGCCTCTTGTGCATCATCAAATGTAACCGCGGCACCTTCAGATTTAACGGGTGCAGACCCAAAACCTGTAAGCATCACTTCTTCTTCAAACGCTCTGTCTGAAGATTCTGTTTCATAGATTTCTGCGTGTTCATCGTCATACCTAGCATACTCCATCCCAAAAAGGGCATTGAGGCCAGGCTCTAGCTCTTTCGCTAATTGTGCTCTACTAATAGCCATGTTTTAACCTCCTTATACGCCAGTAGTTGATGGTGTTCCAGCAGCAATAGAACCAGTAGGAGCGTTGAAACTATTGTTTAAACGCACAATAAGTCCTATACCTGCGGATGCAAAGTCAGCATTTGATGGGTCTTCTTGCCAACCCATAATCCTGAGATGCAGTGAATTGGTTGTTGCAATAGTGCTAACCGCTAATGCAGCTGAAGACATACCAGTAGTATTATCTCCGCTTTGACCACTTGAAAAGTTGGCATTAGCAAATACAGCAGCCCTTGTAGTTGCTTCACTAGTTAGCGAAGCATCTGACGCAATCAAAAACAATTGATTAGGGTCATCTGCAACAAAAGCCTTTACAGGGTGATTACTATCAGCACCTGAACCAGGCCAGTTATTAGAAAATACAACTTTACCAGTTGTACTAGATACAAACTCACAACCCATGAAAGCACCTACTAAACTAACCGAACCACCTGCCGCAGCTCCTACACGGTCGATAAAACCTGTGCTTAAAGGAATTACTGGCATACCTTGGTAAATTCGATTTGAGTTATCAGATGCAATTTCATAAGGAGTATAGCCTGTAAAACCAGTAGAATTAGATCCTTGCCCTAACTTAGCGATAGGACGAAGACCAAAAGCTCCGTTTATATTAGCCATAATTTATTATCTCCTAGCCCTCCTCTTTACGGGGGCCTCCAAATGTTACACTTGTTTGCCGATCAGGTTTACTAATAGGCATTGCTGGGTGCTGTTCTCGCGCTAAATCGTTATCAACAGCAGTCATCTGATCGCGGGTCATTCCCCGAAAATAAGCATTGCGTTCGTCCACAATGTCAATAGGCACTCTTGCTAGTAGTAAACCTCCTACACCAATCACTCCTGCGTGTTTCCCATCCTCAATGGTCGGAGCATCAAACTCAGGATAATCCTCAGCTCTCACTAAGTTCCATCCTTCGCGCATTCTTGCAGATATGTTCTTTCTATCATCAAAGCCCATAACTTCTGCACGAATCCAACGATGCTTGTAACCCTCTGGTGCTGGAGGTGCTTCAAGAGCTGAAGGTGGCCTCCAAGGTTGTCTTCGAGACTCCCTTTTTCGGGTTTCACTGTTTCGTGAAGTTCTACTTCTAGTTGTTTGGCGAGTTGTGTTCTCGTTTTGTTCTGTCATTATCTAACTCCTACACGTATTTTGCATATTCCTCAAGAGGAACATTTAGTCTTTTCGCTATCGCTACCTGTGAAGGGGTTAGACGAACTGTTTTCTGTCCACCCTTTCTGCGTGATGCGGAAGATTCGGCAGATGCCACCTTCCTGCTTGCCACGTTTTTATTGAACTTATGCGGAAACTCCGCAGCCATTCGTTTATCTATCTCAGCATAATACTCATCGCTCATCGGGTCAAATCCTTCTTGATTGACCAATCTGTCGTCAATAAGCCTAGCAGCGTATGTCATTACCTCATCTTTACCAAACCATTCATTTTTTTGTACCCAATCTTTCAATAATGGTTCCTGTTCAAAAACCTGTTGCATAGATTTTTGTGGTTGTTGAGGTTGAGCTTGTTGCGTTGCAACAGGATCAGATTCGGCTGTTTGTGCCGCAGTATCCTCTGCTTGTTTTTTAGCGGTAGCTAAACGCACTTTGTCAACAGATAAATTAGCTAACGCCTCTTGTGCTTCAACTATTTTATCTACATCACCTGACTCATGTGCGTCTTTTAATACTTTTTTAGCCACATCTAACTGAGATTGTACTCGAGTATTAAATTCTTCTTGATAACCTTGATCAAGTCTTTCTAACCTCTTTTCAAGCTCTTCGTTACGCTTTTTAACATTTTCAGCAAAATTTATTGCTTCTTGTTTTTGACGCTCCTCTTCTCTATAACGATGAGTTAGCTTGTTAATACGTGACTTTACATTGTCACTGTATTGTTCTAATTCATCTTCTTTTTTATCATCAGTGGTTTCTAATTTAAGCTCTGCTTGTTTATTATCATCCACTACCTTTTTTTCTTCTAAGTCAACATCGACCGCAGTTTCTTCACTGTCGCCAACTTCTATTGGTTTTTCATCTTGCACGTTGATTGTCCTTTTTTAATTAAACGTGTTGTATATCATCGGGTTCTAATATAGTAGCTATTACCTCATCATCATTAATTATTCTGACTTCACCGCCTTCTATGCGAAAACGAGCACCAGCATAACGACCAATACAAACCCAATCACCTTCCTTGCACCATGCTTTTTCAGAATCTTCACCAAATTTAGCAATATCCTGATAAGCCAGTGGTCCTACTTTCAAAACATAAGCTACAACCGTAGCTAATGCTTCTCGAGTTCTAACAGCATCTGGGATGGCAATACCCCCATCGCTTTTGGCACGACCTTGATATGGCATAACTAATATGCGCCAACCTGTAGGTTGTGGTAATCTTTCAGTAAGTTTTCTATCTAGTAACTCTGGATTTAAAACTTTTTCTTCTTTATTTACATAAGCGTCCGATAATGATGTTTGTTTTTCTTGCTCTTCTTTTGCAACATGATCTGGAACGTATAACATTATTCAACCTCTATCTTTTTTAAAATATCTCTTATTTCACCTTCGCAAAATCTTAAACCAGTTAACTCACCTACAAGTTTTTGATAACTAGAATAATCTTTTGTACTGCCCTCTAATATATTTTGCTCTACTAATTCAATGCGCTCTCTAAGGGCTTTGAGCACATGATACGAAAAAGTAGTTGGATCTTCCATAGTTTATTAAAAATTTCCTTTAAAATAACTTCCGCCTTTCGCCATATTTTTTGGTGGAGGTAATTTTTTTCGTGGCCCTGTTAATTTTCTTGTAAACGGCAACCTATCAAGTGTCAAAGTTTTTAAAAAAGTTCTTGGTCTTGCAATAGTAAAAATAGGATCTAAAAGTCTTCTTGCTTGTTCTAATTTTTCGTTTTCGGCAGCCTTAGCATCCATGTCAAATTTAGTACGAGCTGCAATTTCTCTTTTTTGATCTGCTACACCTGTTCTTAGTTTTGTGCCTGTCAACCCAATTCTTCGAGCATCTTCTAATCCAATTTTTTTAACACTGGTTCCTCGAAATGGCTTATCTTTTTTAGTTGTAGTTGTAGCTGTAGCTGTTTTAGTTGTTGTATTTGGTTTAGTCGTAGCTGTAGTTGCTTTAGTTGCTTTAGTTGATTTTATAGTGCTTGAACCTCGCTTAACTCCTGAAGGCACTTTACCAATAACTTTTGCTCTATCTTCTTTAGTTTGAACATTATACCTTTTGCCCTTAAACATAAAGGTTGCTTTTGCTGGTTTACCAGTCTTGGGATCTATCTTTTTGCCAATAAAATTTCTTCTGGCCGTGGCAAACGCTTTTTCAAAATCTGACAATCCACTTTTTTTCTTTGTGGTCGTTGCGGTATTTGTTTTAACTTTTGCTTTATCAGATGCAATTTTATTTTTTCGATTTTTATCGTCTCGTAATTTTTTAAAACGCTCTTGTGTTTTTTTGAATGTTAGTGACATGTTAAAAAGTTCCTTTAAAAGTTCCACCTGCTCTCATTTTTTGAGCTTGTTCTTCCTTTCTTTTATTAGCTTGTTTAGCTGCTGCTGAACTTGTTGCCGCAGCAGTGATGGTTGGTGCTGCAATTTTAGTTCCTTTTCTTAAATTTCTGCCTCTTTTTACTGTTTTAGCAGAAATATTACCTCTAATGACATTAAACCCATCTCTTTCAGTCTGAGTTCCTTTCCGCCCTTTACCAACGCCAACTCCTGTAGCACTTTTAATTGTTTTTCTAGTTTCATCCACAGCCTTTTTAGCTTTAGATCCAACTTTTTGCAATGTTTCGCCACGTTTTATATTTTTGTTAGAAACCCTACTAATTTCACCTTTTTTATTTCTGATTACTTGTCTATCTTTTAATTTTTCTGTCTTATTTCTAGCAACTGCTGTTACATCTTTTCCAGTCTTTATAGCCGTTGCTACTTTTGTTGCAACCTTAGGTAGAACTCCTGTAGCAACTTTACCTGCACCCGTAAGTGCTAATGCAGCACCAGCAGTTCTTTCTCCTTTTTTCTTTTCTGTTTTTCTTCTTTGTTCAGCTTTTTTTACACCTGCCTTTATTTGTTCTTGACTTTTTTTAATCTCTTTTTTGTCTTTAAATCTTGCTAATCTTGGGTCATTTAACTCTGTACCTACAACTTTTGGTTTAGCTTTCCGTTGATTTAAAAGCATTCGAAGAGCCTCTTTGTTAGACCCTTTAAATTTTTGTCTCTTTTTAAATCTATCTAACTCTTCTTTCGTTACATCAGCTAATCCCTTTTCCTTTAATCTTTTAGATATAGCTTCTCTAGCTTGTTGTTTTTTAGTGCCGCCACTCTGCATCTTAATTTGTTTTATACCTTTTTTTAAACCTGGCATCTTAGAATACCCCCTCAAAGTCGAAACCTTTTATCATTGCACCCGTACCACGAACACCTGAAGAATCACCGTCTTGCACTAACGTCTTTCTATCTGTTTCGGCAAAACCACCGTCAGCCATTTTCATACCCTCTGCCATTTGCATATCTTCTGACGGGTCAAGCTCTATGGTTTTTTTGGTAATAATTACCTTTTTCATAGTATCGTCTGTCATATCTGCACCACCTAAATTAAATTGTTTTTCATTCATCTCTCTAGCTTTTTTTAACAGCCTATTGGCTTCACTAGGAGACAAATTCATTTGTTTTTGCATTTGTGTTCTGCGTACCATCTAATCTTCCATTAAAATATTAAAACAAGGTTCAACTATTTTATCTTGCGGTATGACAACATTTTCTCTTTCAACCTCAAAATAATATTGAGTAAAAGGTATATTATCTAAATCCGTTATGCGAGGAATGACATAACCACTTTCTAACGGGACAATAATTTTGTCGTTAATCCTCGGTATATTAGTATCATAACCAAAAACTGGTAATGAAATAAATACTAAAATAAATATTTTTGTAAGTTTCACGTGAAACATTTAAAACTGTCTCCCTTTAGTAAAACCTTTAATAATTCCGCCTTCTGCAAAACCGCCTTTACCAAACGGTTCGTTTTTCTTTTTATCTTTCCGTTTAAGAATTTGATCTACTACGTCAGGTTCGTCTTTTTCTAAAGCTCTTAATCCTGCCCCTTCTGGCCCAGGTGGTATTTGTTTTGCCATAACTGCTGTTCCTTCACTTGCTTTTACTGTTATTTTCTTACGCAAAGATTCCTTTGCTTTTTTAGCTAATCGAGCTTGTTCTGGTTTACCCGCAAACTTAGCTCGTTGTTCTAGTACCGTTAAAATTTGAATCTTTCGCGCAAACGGCTTATTAATATTTTTAACTTTTTTGATAGTTTCTTTAGCATCTTGCACTGTAGCATATTTTATTCTCACTGTATCTTTTGGGTTTTCATCGGTATAAAGTCTTCTATCACTGCCTTTGGGTTTTTTACCAGTGCCAACCTTAGGATCTCGTTTGACACCACCTTTAGACATTTTTTCTGCCTGACTCAAGGCAATGGCAATCGCTTGTTTTGGGTTGGTTATAGTTTTGTCATCTCTGCCTTTAAGTTTTTCACCCTTAAACTCACGCATCACCTTAGCAATTTTTTTTTGCTTTTTAGTTTCTGCCACTATTCGCCTCGACCTGGTGTACTACGATTAATGCGCTCTAGGTTTACATCTGCTCGTAACTGAGCAATGTCTTCAGTTGAATCTATCTTCTCTCTAGTTAAGTCTTGACGCGATGCTTCTTTATCCACCTCAAAACCTTGCCTTTGTTGAAACTCTGATGCTTTACGCTGTAAGTCTAGCTCTTTAATATCTAGCTCTCTTGCCCTCAATGCTACTAATGGATCTGGGCCTTTCGGTGGTGGCATTAATTGTGCCATTACTTCTTGCGTAATTACCGCAATAAGTTGAGCAACTCGAGACTCTACGTCAAATGGTATAGGCTGTTGTCCTAAGCTCATTGCTTCCTGCATCATTTGTTCCATTTCTGCATTTGCCATATTTCTTGCTTTCAGCGCAATATGCTCTGAAACATGAGATAGTAGCGCACCAAAAATGGCAGGGGAGTTTGCAGTAACAGGAGTTTTCATGAATGCTAAGTGGGAGGCTATATGTGCATCATGATCTTGCTGAGGGAACGCCTTCAAGGGTTTTTGAAGTAGAGCCATCGAGTTCTCTATAGCTGGATCCATTGGTTGTGGGGGTTGAGGAGGAGGCAAAATAGTCTCTATATTCTGTACTCCTATCGACTCGTACATCCTACGGTACGCCTCATAAATATTATGTAACTGCGGATTAGATTGTGCTAACTGTAGTTGCGTTTGTGCTAACGTCATACGTTGTGCCATTGAAAAGATGTTTGGGTCGGCAACTGGCACCACATCTACCCTGTCGTCAAAATCAGATTGTTTTATCATTGCATCGACACCTACATGCTGATAAGGGTACATAGGTGGTAATGACTCTGAAAAAATACGAGCTAACATACGAAACTCTTGTTTTTGGGCGTAATACATACGTTTATGTATCGCTGACATGACCCGTGAACCACGTTCCAATAACGCTAAAGTTGTTCCAACTGCTTGATTTTGCTTAGTTTCTCCAGTTTGCATGTCCGCTACCATCGCAAATCTTCGCCCTGCATCGACCACGAAGCCTAATAACGACATCAGCGTTTGTGACGGTTCCTTATAAGGTAATGGGATAATACTTTCTCTTAAAGCACCCCCAGGAGAGTCAATATCCCTAAATTCACCAGGCGATAACGGCTCATCGGAGTCCCTTATCCTAATACCACGGGCCTTGAACCCTGCGGGGAGGTTCGCTAACGTCCCTGCATCGATTAATTGACGCAAAATGGAGGTTGCCGAGCGTCCTAGCCCACCAATCATGTGTAAAAGCCCAAATCCGTAGAATCCTAAGCCTGGTAAAAACTTATAATGGGTAAAATATTGCTGTTTGCGGAAAAATTCGTCCCCTTCAGTGTAATTTCTGCGAATTGCTAATACTTTTTGACTACTTAAGTCGATTGTGACGATGTAAGGTATCTTAATACCCGTTTTTTCTTCATCTAACGGGTTAATATGCTCAAAACCAGTCAAATCTAGGTCGGTATGTATCTCTAACAGTGTACATTCCTCCCCATCTGCCGTTTTTTGTACCCCAGAAAGCTCTCTTTCCTTCTTTTTTAGCTCATCATCTTCGGTATAAGGCGATAATTCAATGTCCCTATAGAACCCACCTGCCTGATATTTACGCACATCGTTCATGCTCATGCGTACTACGTGGGTAATTCTGGATGCTGACGCTAAATCAGTGGCATTATAGGGTACCACTAGGTCATCTGCGGGTACGAAACGAGAAACTGCACGATCTAAAATGTCGTCAAAGTATACTTTTTTGAAAGCACTACCCGCCAGTGGTAGATAAAACAATAATCTATCCATCTCAGGGTCGTATTCGTCCATAACATGAACTATCTGA